ATACAAACGGTTCTTTGTCTTTCGATGGTCTTCCAATCTTTATGGCAAACGGTTTGGCTGCTAACACAGGTATCGCAACTACAACTTCTAACTTACACTTCGCTACAGGTCTATTGAATGACATGAACCAAGTTAAAGTTTTAGACATGGCTGACCTTGACGGTTCTGAGAACGTTCGTGTTATCATGCGTTTTACTGCAGATGCGAAATACGGATTTGCTGAGGATATGGTTACTTACGGAATCACAAACTCTGCTAACTAATCTTAACAGACACTAATTTAAAGGGGAGGTCAAATGCCTTCCCTTTTTTGTTTAACTTATAAAATATAAAAAAATGGCTTGTGATATCGCAAACGGTAGATTAGAAGTATGTAAAGATGCAGTAGGTGGAATTGATGCTATCTACTTCATTAACTTCGGAGACTATACAAGTATTACTTATGATGGTACAAACACAGATGTGATTGATACTGTTGCAGGTGTTTCTAACTTGTACAAATATGAATTAAAAGGAGCAAACACTTTTGACCAAGTAATTACTTCATCTCGTGAGAACGGAACAACTTTTGTTGAGCAAACTTTGACAGTTACTCTTAAAAAACAAGATGCTGTTACTCACAAAAATGTTAAATTGTTAGCTTACGGACGTCCTTACGTTGTAATTAAAAACAGAAACAATCAATTCTTCCTTGCTGGTTTAGAGCATGGAATGGAATTAACTACTGCAAACGTAATGAACGGTAGTGCGATGGGTGACCTAAATGGTTACACTTTGACTATGGTCGGCACAGAGAAACTGATGGCTAATCTAATTGATTGTTCAACAGAAACTGCTTTGGCAACTACTGTGTTTGGAGCTGCTACAATTGTAACTGCATAATACTTTTCTTTTCATAGCGTGATTGGGGAGGCTTCGGTCTCCCTTTTCTATTTTAAAACGTTTTCTTTCTTTTGTCGTTTAATAGGTATGATAGTATTAACAACATCAACTTCAGCTCAGACATTTAGTTTCATTCCGAGATTCGAGAATTACACAACGATGTCAATTACTGATGAACAAACAAATAAGACTACTTCAATAAGCATTACAAGTTCAACTCAGGGAGGCTATGTAAACACGGTTACTGCAACATTTGCACTTGTTGAAGGACATACATACACATTACTACTAAACAACGGTGCAACTATCTGCCATAAAGACAAAGTATTCTGCACAGACCAAACCATCAGTGCATATACTGTAAACGATGGTCAATACATTTCGAATCAAACAACAAACGAATTTATCGTATATGAATAACCTACACATATTAAACCTAAGTGCTTACACGACACCTGTAATTCAGGAATCGAAACGTGAGAATTGGGTGGATTTTGGCGAGAACAATGATTTCTTTCAATTCTTGATAGATAGACACACGAACTCCACAACGAACTCGGCAATCATTAACAACGTTGCACGTTTAGTTTATGGAAAAGGATTAAGTGCATTAGATGCCTCTAAAAAGCCAAATGAGTACGCATCAATGATGGCTTTGTTTAATAAGGATTGTTTACGCAAAGCAATTCTTGATAGAAAAATGTTAGGTCAATATGCATTCCAAGTGCATTACAACGATAAACACGATAAAATCATTAAGGCTTATCATATGCCTGTTAATTTACTTCGTGCTGAGAAATGCAATAAGGATGGCGAAATCGAAGGATATTACTATTCAGATGATTGGAGTGATACTAAAAATTACGTCCCTAAAAGATTTCCTGCATTTGGTACTTCAAAAGACAAAGTTGAGATTTTATATTTTAAGCCTTACGCTGTAGGCATGAAGTATTATGCATATCCTGACTATCAAGGAGCTTTACCTTATGCACTTTTAGAAGAGGAGATTGCAGATTATTTAATCAACGAAGTACAAAACGGATTCTCAGGAACAAAAGTAGTTAACTTCAATAACGGAGTTCCTACTGAAGAGCAACAAAGCGTGATTACTTCTAAAGTAATGAACCAACTCACGGGAAGTTTAGGTAAAAAAGTAATCGTTGCATTCAATGATAATGCTGAAGCTAAGACAACCGTTGAAGATATTCCACTTAATGAAGCACCTCAGCATTACACATACCTATCTGAAGAATGTTTACGCAAGATTATGCTTGGACATAACGTGACTTCTCCTTTGTTATTTGGAGTTGCATCTACAAATGGATTCTCAAGTAATGCAGACGAACTTAAAAACTCTGCTATCTTGTTTGATAACATGGTTATTCGTCCAATGCAAGAAGAGATTTTGGAAGGATTAGATTCAATTTTAGCATTTAACGGAATTTCCCTTAAACTATATTTCAAAACATTACAACCTTTAGAGTTTGTTGATTTAGAAAATGCACAAACTGAAGAGCAAGTTGCTGAAGAAACAGGAGCTGATGGAACTCAGTTAAGCAAAGTAAACACGGATTTAGAAGAAATCTTAAACAAGGTTGATTCTGATGTACTATCTGAAGAATGGGTTGAGGTAGATTCAAGAGAAGTTGCAGATGATGAAGATGAATTAGATAATGCTTTATTGAATGCTGAATTGGAATTAGAACCAAGCAAATCTTTGTTATCTAAACTTTATAATTTCATCAGTACAGGTAATCCAAAACCAAATCAAAAGAGTTCACAAGACAAAAAAGTAGGTGATTTAAAATACTTCAAAGTTCGCTATAGATATACAGGTAACAAAGCACCTGATAGAGATTTTTGTTCAGCAATGATGAGCAAACAATCACGGTTGTTTAGAAAAGAGGATATTGAGGAAATGAGTAAACGTGCAGTAAATCCTGGCTTCGGTGAAGGTGGTAAAAATACTTACGACATCTTTAAATTCAAGGGAGGAGCAAGATGCCACCACAAATGGGAACGTGTAACATTCATGCTTGATTTAGATAAAATTGAAGATGGTTATTCTCAAATAGGAACAAGTGCAGCTTCAGTTAAAGGATTTAAAGTAACTAATCCATATCAAGTTTCAATCTATCCTAACAACCTACCTTTAAAGGGATTTAGCCCAAAAAATAAAAACTTACCATCAGACGTTAAATAATGGCAGAAGCACTATTCATAACACGCAACGACATCGTTAAATTCACAGCATTGAATGGTAACGTTGATGTAGACAAATTTATACAGTTTGTCAAGATTGCACAGGACATTCACATTCAGAATTACTTAGGTTCTAAACTATTCCAAAAGCTACAAGCAGACATTATCGCAGGAACTCTTTCAGGTAACTATGAAATGTTAGTGGAAACATACGTTAAGCCAATGTTGATTCACTGGGGAATGGTTGAGTATTTACCTTTTGCAGCTTACACAATCGCTAACAAAGGAGTTTACAAGCATTCATCTGAGAACTCTGAGAACGTAGATAAAAACGAAGTAGATTATCTATTGGAGAAAGAACGTTCAATTGCTCAGAACTACACGCAACGATTCATTGATTACATGAGTTTTAACGATAACCTTTATCCTGAATACAGAGCAAACGTAAACAATGACATCTTCCCTGATAGTAACACAATTAACATAGGATGGTATCTATGAAAAAACGAATCTACACACCTAAGAAAGAAAACATAAACAAATTAAAGACGTTTCTTAATAAGATAAAGAAAGATGGCAAATAGTATTGATTGGGGTGAAGGCGTTCTTAACACAATAAGTTGGGGTGCTGATGGACAAATAAACGGATTAGAAGTAACAAACATACTTGCTGAGAATGGTGCTTTCTTATTTACTGAGAACGACAATCTATTAGTAACAGAAACTACATTTGATGCAGGTGGATTTGGAAGTATATACGACAACTCTTGGAGTGGCGAAACATTATTAGAAAGATAAATAAATAAATTATGGCTGAAGTAAAAATATCGGAACTAACATCTGCAACTACTCCCCTTGCAGGTACTGAGACAGTTCCAATCGTACAGGGAGGAGTAACAAAAAAAGTAGCAGTTTCCGAAATTGGAGGAGGTGGAGGTATCGAATGGGGTGCAATTACTGGAGATTTGTATAATCAAATTGATTTACAAAATGAGTTGTATGGTAAACAAGAAATTTTGTTTAGTGGAACTAACATCAAAACTATTAACTCTACTTCAGTTCTTGGTAGCGGAAACTTAGCGGTTCAACCTACGCTTGTAAGTGGCACGAACATTAAAACAATTAACGGAAATTCGGTTTTAGGTAGTGGTAATTTAGTTGTTGGAGGAGCATCTAATCCTTCTGTTGTTGCCATTTCCGCACAAGATGGAACTCCAATAACTGGTAATGGTACTGGAACTGAAGAAATTGGTTTAAGCCTTTTGGTTCCTTCTGGAACTTTTGCGGGAAATGGATTATTAGAGTTAAGATACAGAATTTTAGCATCTGGAACATCTGGCAATTACTATGTTAGAATTTATAAAAATACAACTTCAAGTTTAACGGGAGCAACATTAATTGCAACTCCTTTTGCTAATGTTTCAAACCTTTGGCACGGAGGACAAAGAACGTTTACAATTAATAGTAATACAATAAAAGGATTAAATTCAACTACTGTTGCGATAACCGATGTTAACAATTGGTCTGTATCGGAATCATCCACAACATTTACAACATCTGTAAATAATTACATTATAATTGCACTACAACCTTTGATAAGCGGAACTACTTTAACTGTTAAATCAGCAATGTTAAATAAATATATTTAAAATGAATTTAGAAACAAAAACAAACGGATTTATTTTCAATTTAATTGAATATAATTTTGAAGGAGAAAATGAAGTTATTAGCGAAAGTCAAGTTTTAATTGGCACAAATGATGGATTAATATTACTTGACCTTTCTTGTACTATTAACAACGTTCAATTTACCGATATTAATTTGTTTGTAAACGCACTTAAATAATGAAAACTAAATTGTCAATATTTGCTTTCTCTGTGCTGACTATCTTAGCACCTGTAAAACCTTTGGTAATTATTGCTATTTTGTTCATTATCTTGGATACGTTTTTCGGTATCTGGAGAAGCGTGAAAAAAAACGGATGGGTTTCAATTAGAAGTAGAAGGTTATCTCACACAATAAGTAAGTCTTTACTTTACTCAGGTGCTATAGTTTGTATATTCCTATTAGAGAAGTTTCTTGTAGCAGATTTGTTAGGACATTTTATTGCAATTGATTTAGTATTAACCAAAGCATTCACAACGTTCTGCGTATTCACGGAAATCAAAAGCATCAACGAAAGCTACTTTTCAGTTACAGGCGTTAACGTTTGGGATAGATTCATAAAGTTTTTGAAACGTAGTAAAGAACAATTAGACGAAATAAAATGAAAAAATTAGATATCCAAGCAATCAAGCAAGTTCGCTTAAGCGACAATCAGTATTTTGCTGAGGCTTCACCAAAGACACAAATCTATCTTCACCACACGGCAGGAAATGGAAATGCTGAAGGAGTGAGTAGATATTGGAATGGTAACGACTCAAGAATTGCAACTGCTTTTATCATTGGTGAAAACGGTACGATTGTACAATGTTTTTCTTCTAAGCATTGGGCTTGGCATTTAGGGATTGACCAAGAGGATTTTGCACGTAATGGTGCGAAGTATTCAAACCTAAACAAACTATCTGTTGGAATTGAAGTCTGCAACTGGGGTTACCTTAAAAAGAAAGGTGATAAGTATTATAACTATGCAGGCGGTGTTGTAAATCCATCTTACGTTACTGAACTTGAAACTCCATACAAAGGATATAAGTATTGGTACAAATACTCTGATGCTCAAATTGAATCACTTCGTCAATTAGTAGTTTATCTTTGTGATACATACGACATCCCTAAAGAATACCGTTCTGAAATATGGGCAATTGATAAGGAAGCATTCAAAGGGACTAAAGGAATTTTTACACATAACTCAGTGCGTAAAGACAAATCGGATATGTATCCGTGTCCAAGAGTAATCGAAATGCTTAAAAATCTATGAGATACCTCATCTTAGTTTTATTACTTGCATCCTGCTCAGCTAATTACCATCTGCGTAAAGCAATTAAAAAAGGCTATCGTTGTGATGAGATAGGTGATACAATTACGATTAGTTCAATAGATTCAATTCCGTACGTTTTAAGGGACTCAATTTATTGGGAGAAGGTAATTGTTCAGAAAGATACAATCGTTCGTTATAGGACTTCCTATGTGCCAAGAACGAGGTATGAGACTAAGGTGGATTATAAGTACAAAACTAAAGTGGTAAATGCTGAGGTTCAAAAGGTAAAGTTTCAAAACAAATACATCACAAAATACAAAACTCGTTGGATTTTTGTTATTATTGCATTTATTCTTGGATTCCTTTTACGGTTATCCTTGAGTGAAACCTTTAGAAGTAGGATAAAACTTCTGTTCACGCTAATGAAATAATATATGAACAAACAAACTCGTTTCAGATTACAAGAGGATGAAATAGAAATCTTGCAATCTTACAGAGCAATCAAGTTAGAATCCAATGGGCTTGGGTTAGATGATGCAGATGTAAAACACGGATGGTTAAAATCTAAAAACGCATCTTTATTTTTTAAGAATCCAAACTTTAGGGAATCGGAGGAAACAAATTACAAGGAATTACAGGAAGCAATCTTAAATGACATTCGAGAATTCAAACCTGAATATCCAACAATCTTTCGTAATCCTTCAACGGATGGTCACTTGTTAGTAGTTGACCCTGCTGACATCCATATCGGAAAACTTTGTGAAGCATTTGAAACAGGTGAAGATTACAACAATCAGATTGCAGTTCAACGTGTTAAAGAAGGTGTTCAGGGCATCTTAGATAAAAGTTCAGGGTTTAACATTGATAAGATTCTTTTTATAGGTGGAAACGACATCCTTCACATTGATACTCCTAAACGTCAAACCACTTCAGGAACTCCACAAGATACAGATGGAATGTGGTATTCTAATTTTCTAATCGCAAAACAATTATATGTTGACATCCTTGAAACACTATTGGCAGTTGCTGATGTTCACTTTACTTTTAATCCTTCCAACCACGATTACACACACGGATTCTTTTTGGCAGATGTTATCCAGACTTGGTTTAAAGATTGTGATAATATTACTTTTGATTGCTCTATTGCTCATCGGAAAGGGTTCTTGTACGGAAAGAATCTAATTGGAACTACACATGGAGATGGAGCAAAACACGGAGACCTACCTTTATTGTTAGCAACCGAGTTTCCGCATGAATGGAGTTTATCTAAGCATAGGTATATTTATACGCATCACGTTCACCATAAAACAAGTAAAGATATAATGTCAGTTTGTATTGAATCATTACGTTCTCCTTCAGGAACTGATTCATGGCATCACAGAAATGGATACCAACATTCACCCAAAGCAGTAGAGGGATTCCTACATCACAAAGATTTCGGGCAGGTCTGCCGAATTACTCACATATTTTAGTATATTTGTGCTTTCATAGCTAATTAGGTTTTAATTAAAGGGTTGACAGTTGAAAGCGTTGACCCTTTTTTTGTCTCAAACATTTGCCACTATTTCAATTTATTGTCACATATACTGTATAAAATCGGTTTAATTCCGATTATCTGCGTGAATTTTTCCAATTTTACACTTATTTTAATACCCATTCGGGTATAAATAACCTTTATTTCTTTACATTAATACCTTTTCGGGTATAAATTTTCCCTGTAAAATCAAGCCTTTTAAAAATAATTTGTTAAAATGTGAAAAATATTTGTTGATAATTGAAACCTTATTTCTATATTTGCATATAATTAGTTCACAAACAAAAATTAAACGCTATGAAAAAACAAGAAATGATTAACGTAATTATGCTTGAAGAAAAAGCATTATACGAAGCAGTTCAGCAAGCCATTGCATTATTAGGGTTAGACAATGAAATAACTCAATCTGCAATTACACGATGGAGTACAGTTAATAAATTAGTAAAATCTTTAGGACTATGAAAAATTTAAACGAAACACAAAAGGACATTTTAGGAACTTTATTTGCATTATCATTAGTGTTCACTGTAATCGGTTATTTTACCGTTACGCAACCAAACTATGTAGAAACGAATGAAGAGCCTACAATCGAAGCTAAACACGTTCAATCACCTGTATTAGAAAAATACGGAAAACTATTCACTAAAAACTAAACGCTATGGAAATCGAATATAACAAAAATGAAATGTGGATATATTACGAACGAGGCGATGTTGTTTTTTATGTTATTTGTGATTGGTGGTTTTGGACTGAAACAGCAGGAAAACACGATTTCGAATGGCTTGAGTTAGATATCAATATTAAAAAAGCAGAATGGTGGATTGAAGGAAAGGATGGCATTCATCAAATGGAAACAACCAAGCAGTATGAACAATGGCTATTATCACAAATCGAACATATGAGAAGAGAAGAAGGATTCTTGTTTGATGAAATGATTGAGCAATTAGATAATATTATACACAATAATTTTTACGAATATGGTATTTAAACTACAAAGGATGATTCGATTCTGGACGGGTAAATCATCACACGAAACAATCAGAGGTACATTTAATGAGGAACTGTACAAAAGAATTTGTGAAATTAAATTTAATCAACAATTATGAAAATAACAGCAGTAGAATTTTATGCTGAACAAGCAATGAAATTAGAAATAGAAAAATTACATGGTAAAATTTCGACAGGGGAAATGCTTAATAAATTATCAACTGTATTAATGAAAGCTAAAGAAATGGAAAAGGAACAAATAATAGAAGCCCACGGAAACAAGCAAAAAACAAAGTCAAACCCTGGTAGCATTGTAACTTATGGGTATACTTATACAGGTCAAGATTATTATAACGACAAATACGAGAAATAATGAAATACAAACTAATTTATAAAATAGGAATGGCAACAGTACAGGAGTGGATATTTACATCAGAAAGTTTAGCGTACTGGAAGAAAATGGACTTAATTGAAACAGGACGTTTTAATATGGGTAGTTTTGAAATCGAACAATTTGATGTTTTAAATTGGAACAAATGAGTGAGTTTATAGATAAAATAAACTATCTAATTGAACGAGATGGTTTGAATGCACGCAACAGAAAACGAGAAATAATTTATCGTAAATGTTATTTACAAAGTAAGCTAAGAGAATTGGGGATGAATTTCAGGCAAATAGGTGAAATGTTTAATCAACACCATGCTTCAGTTATTCACAACATAAAGACTCACAAAATAATGTCTGAGTTATATGCTGACATTTATTCAACTGAAATTAGTGATTACGTTGCTGAATTAACAGGATTGAAATTTGAGCCTCCAAAGCGTAATTTAGTTGAAGATATTATGTATTGTAATAAGTTATACGATTTGAGAATAATAAAAAGACGAATTAAAGAAAATTATTATGATGATTACAAAACAATAATTGAATAAATACGTTATATTTGTACACGCGTTCATCCGACATTATAAACGCTAAGGTATTATTGAGCCATTTTAATGAACAAGAGGTCGGATGCTTGGGATTTAAAGTGGCTTTTTTATTACTTAAATATTTGCAATGGCAAAAGACAAAAAATCGTTTATCCTTTACGTTGACCAAAAGGACTTATGGAACAAACTTCCTGATGAAATTGCAGGTAAATTAATCAAACACATTTATTCTTATGTTAGTGATGAAAATCCAACCAGTGATGACTTGATGATTGAAATAGCTTTTGAACCAATCAAGCAACAGTTGAAACGTGACCTTAAACTATTTGAGGAAAAGCGAGTTAAGAGAAGCGAAGCAGGAATAGCAGGAGCTAACAAACGATGGCAAGAGATGGCAAACGATAGCAAACGCATAAATGATATAGCAAAAATAGCTGATAATGTTAATGTAAATGTAAATGATAGTATATATAGAGCATTCGCTCAATTATCTATATCAAATCAGGAAGTTGAAAAATTGCTTGAAAAATATTCAATAGAAGAAATTGATGAGGTATTAGATTCCATAGAAAATTTCAAAGGAAACAAGAAATATACTTCACTATATTTGACAGCTACAAAATGGTTGGCTAAGAACAAGCCTAAACAACAAGAAATGATTTATGACCCATTAGTAGAAAAAGCAAGAGCATATGGATATATTAAGTAAGGGAAGTTCACAACAGTATCTGTTGGACTACAAAGCAGGAAGAATTAAACAAGGATTGGGATTAGATTGTAATTTAGATGATAATCTAAGATATAAACCTAAACAACTTACAATCATTTTAGGGCATGACAACGTTGGAAAGACGTATTGGATTAATTGGTACTTTCTTTCTCTTGCATTAAAGCACGGAATCCGCTTCATTCTATGGTCAGGTGAAAATCAATATGGACAAATACTTAGAGATATGATTCAAATCTATTCTGGAAAGCCATACAAAGAACTAAACGAGCAGCAGATTCTCAGTTACTCAACTTATTTGGAGCAGTTCTTTGATTTTGTAGATAACTCAAAGCTCTACAAACCTGCTGAATTATTTGAGATATTTAAAAAGTCTGATGCTCATGCTTGTTTAATTGATCCATACACAGGACTTGACCGAGAAATGGGATATGAAGGAAACTACAAATTCCTAAATACTGCACGTCAATTTGTAAACGAAACAGGAAAATCAGTCTACATAAACACGCATCCTAATACGGAATCAGGAAGAGCAGGAAATATATACGCAGATTCACATCAATGGAAAGGACATTTGAAGCCACCAATGAAAGACCATATTGAAGGGGGTAAAGCATTTTTGAATCGCTGTGATGATATGTTCGTTATACACAGATTAGTAAAACACGAAACAATGAAATTTGTAACTTTGATTTCAGTAGAGAAAGTTAAGGACACAGATACAGGTGGAAAGATTACTGCATTAGATGATTTTATTATGTGTGATTTCAATAGCGGATTAGGATTCACAATTAACGGAAAAGACCCATTGAAAGAGCATAGACCAAAGCCACCTAAACAAATCACTATGATAGAACAAAAGTTAAACGCAATTCACGCTAATAAACAATTCTAATGAATAACTATGTACAAGAAATATTTACCAAAAGTTGTAATCAAAAAGGATTAATTTACGTGTGTAAAAAACAAAATGGTCAATTTAAGTATGGAAAAACCAAAAATATTGAAAACAGGTTAAAAATGTATGGACAAGAATACAATTTATTGACTATTCAAAATGTAAATCATTTATCGTTAAGAGAAGAATTAATCAGAAATGATTGGAATATTCAAAAAGATAGAAGATACAAAGATGCAAGAGATGAACATACTGATTTTGATTGTCAAGAATTAGTCGAATGGTATGCAAAATGTATTATTAAATTAGATTTTAAAACACAAAAATTAAATTGTTATTTAGGGGATGAATCAATTTCAAAACCTTTTAATTTTATTTTAAACATATTACATTTTTAAATTATGGACATTGGATTAAAATTACTATACATCAAATCACTTATTGAAAAGAATATTTGGAAGGTGAAACTAACTCGTGAAGATTTAGAAGAAAGAAAGCCTGAAGCAGTTGCATTCATTAACGGAGCAAAAGACACAGAGAACGATTTAAAGCAGGTTCAATTAGCAATTAGAGAATTGGAAACAGAGCTTCGATTGCAAGGAAGAGAAATAAACCGATGTCTTCATATAAACGGAGAATTGAAAAAACGGATTGAAGAATTAGAACACGAATTAAAATATAAAAACGTAGAACTATGATTAAAGAGAAAAAATTAGTAGCATTATCAGCTGTGCTTCCAGTATTAGCAGACTTCATTGAGGACTTAAATGACCAATATGTGTTCAAACAGGACTTAAAACGTAAAGCAAACATCCTTGCAGAAGAGATTCGCAAAGTGGATTACAAAGTATTGCAGGTATATGGAGAAAAACGAGAAGAAATATACGAGCAACAGGTGCAGTTGCAACTGTTATTTAGAAAATGGATTGAAGAAACAATAAACTTAGACTGATGAAAGTAGGAAGTGATTTTAGTGGAGTAGGTGCATTTGACCAAGCTCTGAAGCGTTTAGGCGTAAATTATGAAACAATTTTTGCCTGTGACATGGATAAGTATGCAAGAGATACATTCATTCATAATTACGGAGAACCAAAATACTATCCAACCAATGTATATGAGAGAGAGATTCCGATTGAATCACTTGATATTTATATGACATCTCCTCCATGTCAAGCATTTTCACTTGCTGGAAAACGATTAGGAAAAGACGATAAAAGAGGAGTATTGTTTTTTAACTCACACGAATTCATTCAGGTAAATAAACCACGCTTTTTTATATTTGAGAACGTAAAAGGATTACTTTCAGACGATGGAGGAAGAACATTCCAAGAATGGATCAATATGTTGGGTGGTAAATCAGTTAATGGATTACCTGTATTGTTTGCACATGATGAAGCAGTTCCATATCACTTGTATTGGCAAGTTCTAAATGCTAAACATCATGGAGTTCCTCAAAATAGAGAGAGAGTGTTCTTGATTGGTATTCGTGATGATGAAGATAATCAATTTCAATTTCCACGAGAAGAACATTTAAGTAAGCGATTGAAGGATGTACTGGAGGATCCTGTAGATGATAAGTATTTTTTGAGTGATGATAGAATTGGAACAATTACAAAGGCAGAACGTGGAATTGGATGGACTGATGTAGATACAAAGAATACTGCTAATTGTGTTCTTACAGGTTACGCAAAGAATCCAACTGATGGAGAATATCTTAAAATCAAATCAGCAACATCAAAAGGATATGAGGAAGCAAGAGAAGGTGATTCAATAAACTTTAGTGTACCATCTTCAGAAACACGAAGAGGAAGAGTAGGTAAAGGAGTAGCACAAACATTAGATACTTCATGTAATCAAGCAATCATTGTTGGAACTTGGAGAACTCACAAAGATGGTCAAGGATTTAGAGAAATAGAAGATGGAAACTGTCCTACTATACCTGCAAGAGCAAGAGAAGATGGAAGTGGTCAACCTGTCGTAATGCAATTAAACCAAAGCAAAGAAAGCGGAGGGGTTCAACCATATCAACAAAATCGTGTTTATGACGAAAATGGAATTTGCCCTACTTTGTGTGCTAATTTAGGAGGGGATAGAAATCACAACATTTTAAAAGATTATAAAATCCGCAGACTTACGCCAAGAGAATGTTTTAGATTGATGGACTTTCCTGACACATTTACTTGGAATGTAAGTGATTCACAAGCATACAAACAAGCAGGAAACTCAATCGTTGTGAATGTCCTTTACAAAATACTAAAACAATTGCCATTATGAGATGTAAAAACTGCAAAGAAAAGTTTGAACCTATAAGATTCAATCACAAATACTGCCTAAAAGACGAATGCATCAGAGCTTTTGTAGCAGAAACAAAAGAAAAGATGTGGAAACAAACAAAAACACGAATGAAAGAAGATTTAAAAACAACTCAAGATTGGCTAAAAGAAGCACAAACGATTTTCAATAAGTACATAAATTTACGAGATAAAGGACTTCCTTGCGTTTCTTGTGGTAAACCAATCAAAGGTAGAGTAAATGCTTCTCACTTTTGGAACGCAAACAATCACCATAACGTTCGATTTGATGAAGATAATGTACATTCAAGTTGCATTACCTGTAATCAATTCTTATCAGGTAACTTGTTGGAATATCGAATAAGGCTATGTTCTAAAATCGGACAAAAAAGATTTGATGAACTGGAAGCAAAAAGACACGTTACAAAAAAATGGACTGCTGAAGAATTGAAGGAAATCATAAAAAAATATAAACAAAAAGTAAAAGATATGGAATAAATTTATATCTTTGTCTAAATTTAAAACAAATCGCTATGAAAAAATTGCTTAGTATTCAGGCAGAATTAAAATGTCCAAAAGGTAGCTTTAACGCATTCGGTAAATACAAATACAGAAGTGCAGAGCAGATTCTTGAATCTTTAAAACCCGTGTTACAAAAACACCAAATTACATTAACTTTAAGTGATGAGATTATCAATGTAGGCAACAAACTATTTTTAAAGGCTACTGCTACTCTTTTTGATGCTGATAGTGTAATTCATTCAAACGGATTTGCAGAGCTTGGAGAACATAAAGGAATGTCATCTGAACAATGTACAGGAACTGCTTCAAGTTATGCTCGTAAGTATGCATTAAACGGATTATTCTTAATTGACGAAACAGAAAGCGATCCTGATTCAAAAGATAACACACCTTCACAACCAAAGAAACAAACTTTAGATGCTAAAAGATTTCAAGATGCAGTCAAAGCATTAAACGATGGAAAGATAACACGTCAATCATTAGAAGATAAGTTTGCTTTAACAGATGGTCAAATTGATATCTTAAATGCTCTTTGAATTTTAATAAGTAACCGATTAATTTAATATATATGTTTAACACGCAAACCGTACCAATGACGAATAATAGTAGTCAAGTACAAAAAGGACAAAAAGTAAACGATGTTTACAAAACTTACGACTTATCAATTTTTAAACAAATTGATGGAAACAGAGTTCCTAATCTACAACACATTAAAAGGCTTTCAGAAAGCATTCGTGTTTATGGAATGAAATGCAATCCAATTTTAGTAAATGATAATTTTGAGGTAATTGATGGCCAACATCGTTTGATGGCAGCTAAAGAAGTACAAACATTTGTTTACTATGTAATGATAAACGGATATTCACTTAACGAAGTACACACATTGAATCTAAACCAAAAAAATTGGACTAAAAAAGATTTTATGGATGGATATGCAAATATGGGAATTGAATCCTATATTAAACTAAAATATTTTGTTAATAAAAATGAAGACTTTACATTTAGTGATTGTATTGCTTTATGTCAAAATACAGGAAGTGCAACATCAAGAACTTTAAAAGTTCAAATAGCAGATAAAAGCGATATTAAGTTATCTGGAAATGCACAAATATTTGAGCAAGGAACTTGGAAAACAGGAGATATGGATTTAGCTCAAGATATGGCAAACAAAATTAGAATGATTCAACCATATTACGCAGGTTACAATAGGTCATCTTTTGTTATTGTTTTAATGAGCTTATTTAAAAAAGATATTTTTGATTTTAACGAGTTTATGCACAAAGTAAGACTTCAACCAACAGCATTAGTTGATTGTGCAACAGCAGGACAGTATAGAACTTTAATTGAGGACATTTACAATTACAAGAGTAGAAACAAAGTAAGCCTTAGATACTAATGAAAGTTCGTTGTTCAGCAATAGGAAAAATTATGTCAGCACCTCGCAATAAGAGTGAGGTGCTTTCACAGACTGCAAAGACTTACATTCACGAGTTAGTCTTACAAGATAAATACGGAATCAGAAAAGAGTTCAGCTCACGTTACACAGATAAAGGAAACGAAGTTGAAAACGAATCAATCAACTTAGTAAACGAAGTGCTTGATGTTGGATTCATTTACAAGAATGAGGAGTTTTTTGAAAACGATTGGATTACAGGAACTCCCGATGTAAACACGGATGAAGTATTGTTAGATGTTAAAAGCTCTTGGGATGGCACAACGTTTCCATTCTTTGAAACTGATATACCCACAAAGGATTACTTCTATCAATTACAGGGTTATATGTGGCTAACAGGTAAACAACAGTCAATGCTTTGTTATTGTTTAGTTGACACACCTGAGTTAATGGTTGAGGATGAAATAAGACGCACTCACTGGAAGTTGAATCTAATGGAGGAAAGTTTAGACCTAAGAGACGAAATTCAAAAGAAGCACATCTTTAGCCACATTCCAAAGAATCGCAGAGTGAAAGTCTTTTATGTACAGAAAGACGAAGCAGTAATTGAACGAATTAAGGAACAAGTAGAGCTTTGCCGAGAATATTACAACACATTAATAAATTTCTTATGAAAGCAAGAGAATTGATAAAAGAAATGATAGTTGAATTAATCGATAAAAATTCAGAGCAACATTTAAAAATTAACAAACTTTACGAAGAAATCGCTGAATTGAAAGAAGCTAACTTTAATTTGAATAGGGAAATAAAATTTATGAAAAACACAATAACATTTGAACCATGAATCAGAAAATAGAAGACCCAATTGTTCTAAAAGTAATGAGTAAGTTTTACGAACGTTCACAGCGTGGAATAGATAAATATGGAACTATGTTAACACGAACTGATTTGGATGCGTTAGAATGGCTTAATCATGCTCAGGAGGAAGCTATGGACTTTTGTCTGTACTTAGAAAGATTAAAAGATGAAGTAAAAACCTTTAAACAAAAATAAAATGAAAGAAAAGAACTTAGCTATTATTATTACATTGTCAGTATTAGCATTGGCATTGTACGGATTTTTTAACCTGGTGTCATGGATTTGGCGAGGCGTATTTTAGTAACAATTAAATAAATATACAATGGAAAACAAAATCAATTCAGGAGCAATCTTTAAAAATGACAAAAAAACGAGTGCAAATCAACCTGATTACAGAGGTAAAGTAAACGTTAACGGAAAAGAAATGGAAGTTGCGTTATGGGTTAAACAAGGAAAGAATGGAAGTTTCTTCTCAGCAGCATTCTCAGAACCTTATGTTGCACCTGAAACAATGGAAAGAGTTCCTGTATCAAATGATGTAGATGATTTACCGTTCTAATGTACATTGATGATGGAGGATTGCGAAAGCAATTAGTGATGTTGCTTCGTACCAAAACACGGAATCAAATCGTTCAAGAGATAAAATCTAACACAGGAAAGTTCCATCAATATCAGATAGACAAATTCCTACAAGGTAAAGACGTAACACTCTGCACTGTTGTAAAGTTAGATAACTACATCTCAAGGGAGATTTACTTAAACAATTTAGAGCCAGTTTAACCACTGGCTTTTTTAATTGTTGAAAACTTTTTTACTACCTGTTTAGATTTTCATCGTATGTTTGATTAGAATTTAATCAATGGATAAACTTTCAACACTTGCAAAACACCATAAAGATTGGCTGAGAATAGTCAACAGCTTTGGTGAATACTTCCTTGCAGAGGATATAGTTCAAGAAACATATATCAAAATTATACGTTTAAATCATATAGATAAGATTGTAACTGACTCTGTGAACAAGAACATCATGTGGTTGATTCTTAGAAGCGTTTACATTGACCATTTGCGAGCAAAGAAAATAGAAAGCGTATCAATTGACGAATGCATCAAACTAAGTTATGATGAAACCAACTTAGAAAAACACGAAGCATTCAATCTAATTGAGCAGAAGATACAGGAAGAGGTGGATACTTGGCATTGGTATGATATAAAGCTATTCAATTTGTACAGAGACACCAACTTATCCATGCGTGAGATAGCAGAGGAGACAGATATTAGTTTAACATCTATCTTCAACACGTTAAAGAACTGCAAGGAAAGACTTCGAGAAGCAATTGGAGAAGAATTTGAGGATTATTTAAATGAAGATTTTGAATTAATAAAATAGATTATGGCAAAAACACGAACACCAAGAAAGAAAGCTGAAGGATTAGGAGATACAATAGAACAAATCACAGAGGCAACAGGAATTAAGAAACTCGTTAAGTTCATTGCAGGAGATGACTGTGGATGTGATGCACGCAAAGCAAAGTTGAATGCGATGTTCCCATACAACAAACCAGAGTGCTTAACTGAAGTTGAATACAATTACTTAAATGAAACGCAGGTATTGTACAAAAACACGATTAAACCAAGTGAGCAGGATGAAATCCTAAAGATATACAACCGTGTATTCAAAGTGCGTCAAGAGCCTACATCATGTGCAAGTTGCCTAAGAGAGATTGTAGTTAAGATGCAACGAGTAATGGAGGAGTACAAAGAAGAGGAAACTGCATAAACACGAAATGAGATACTACTTAGTTGACCACGGTAAGGAAATGATAGAAGCTGCTAACAAAGTAACAGAGTATCTATCAAAGCAGGGATTTCACTATGTAGTTTACTTAACAGACGCAGATGGATTAATGTGCGTTGAAGAGATAGATGAGAATGAATTTTTAGACCACTTTAAATACCACCAAAACACGAAATAAAAAATGGCAAAAGTAGGAAGACCAAGAAAGGTTGAAAAACCTGATGATATGTTAGATATGTTCAAAGCATATAAGACATACGTAAAAGAAAATCCAAGATACAAGTATGTAATGAACCAAAGAAGCGGAGACATGGTTGCAGAACCTCTTGAAGTTCCATTGACTTTGGAAGGGTTTGAGATATGGACTTTGAATAAATTTGGCTTTCACATTGAGCAGTATTTTAAGAATGTGGAAAAAAGATACGAAGAATTTGTACCCATCTGTACACACATACGCAAGGAAATCCGCAGAGACCAAATTGAAGGAGGTATGGTTGGACAATACAACGCATCAATCACACAGCGTTTAAACGGATTAACTGAGAAAGTAGAAAGCACAATCATAACAGAACAACCATTGTTCCCAGATGTTCAAGAGAACGACAGCGATAAATAAAATACTTGCGTTAAAAAAACGAATCAAGATAATTCAAGGTGGAACATCAGCAGGTAAGACCTTTGGTATCCTCCCTGTATTGATTGACCGATGTACTCGCTATCCAAACTTAGAAGTTTCGGTTGTAGCTGAATCCATCCCACATTTGCGAAGGGGTGCTTTGAAAGACTTCATCAAGGTGATGAGGTGGACAGGACGTTACATTGAAGATAGATTCAATAAGTCTCTTCTAAGATATGAGTTTGGCAATGGAAGTGTAATGGAGTTCTTCTCAGCAGATGATTCATCTAAACTCAGAGGAGCAAGGCGTGACGTTCTCTACATTAACGAGTGCAACAACGTGAGCTTCGAATCTTACAATGAGCTTTCCATCCGTACAAAGAAAGAGATATTCCTTGACTTCAACCCAGCTAATGAGTTTTGGGTACACACTGAACTGAAAGACGAACCTGATTCAGATTTCATTATCTTAACCTACAAGGATAACGAAGCACTTGATGAATCAATCGTAAGCCAAATTGAAAAGAACCGTGAGAAAGCAGCTACCTCATCCTATTGGGCGAATTGGTGGCGGGTATATGGACTTGGAGAAATTGGAAGCCTTGAGGGAGTAATCTTCAACAACTGGAAAACAATTGACACCATACCAAGCGAGGCTAAGTTAATAGGAATCGGGTTAGACTTTGGATACACGAATGACCCGACATCAGCGATTGAAGTCTACAATTGGAATGGTAAACGAATAGTAAACGAAATATGCTACCGTACAGGAATGGTGAACTCAGACATCGCTAAGGTGTTACCAAGCCATGTTACTATATATGCGGATTCCTCAGAACCGAAATCAATTGAAGAGATTCGAAGGTTCGGCAAAATGATTAAGGGCGTAACAAAGGGAACTGATTCAATCAGGTTTGGGATTGACATCATGCAACGACAGGAGTATTTAGTTACATCTCAAAGTACGAACCTAATCAAAGAGCTTAGGAGTTATTGCTGGTCACTAAAGAAAGACGGTGACAAAACAAACGTACCTATTGACCATTTCAATCACGCTATTGACGCATTACGATATCACGAAATGGAATCATTAGGATTAAAAAGTAACTATGGAAAATACTTCATCAGATGATTTACCTATGCTCAAAGCAGTGGTGGAAGATTACATCTACGTAAAGACGGGAAAAAAAATAAAGATTATCTTTGATGAACCAATGAAAATGAGACTGCACTTTCAAATGTTATGTGCAGCATATGATATAGTACAGGTACAACAAAACACTAAATAAATCGTTTTAATATTATGAAGTTAGAAATTAACGTTCCATCAAGCCTAAGTGAAATTCCATTAAAGAATTATCAGGAGTTCCTGAAAGTTCAGGCAGAATCCAATGATGAGGAATTTGTAGCTCAAAAGATGATTGAGATATTCTGCGGACTTCAACTAAAAGACGTTGTTAAAATGAAGCTAACATCTTTGAATGAGTTGATAGTTCACTTCACAAAGTTATTCTCTGAGAAGCCAGCATTCAAGAACAAATTCACGATTAAAGCTAACGAAACTGAAATTGAGTTTGGGTTCATTCCTGAATTGGAATCAATATCATTTGGTGAATACGTTGACTTAGAAAATCACCTTACTAAATGGGAAGACTATCACAAAGCAATGGCAGTAATGTACAGACCAATTGTTAAAAGACATAAGGACAAGTACGATATTATGCAATACGAACCAAATGTTGACTTTCAGGAAATGATGAAGTTTGCACCTTTGGATGTAGTGATTGCAAGTAGTGTTTTTTTTTGGAGTTTAGGAAACGAGTTATTGCAGGCTACCCTGAATTATTTGGAGAAGGAGATGGAGAAGAACAAGGAATTGCAAATGACTTTTCAGAAACAACTCAATTTGCCAAGCGATGGGGATGGTATCAATCAATATATGGACTTGCTAAGGGAGACATTACCAGATTTGACGAAGTTACCGAACTCAGACTTACTAAATGTCTCACCTATCTCGTTTTCGAAAAACAAAAAAACGAAATCGAACACAGACAATTTAACCGTAATTTAAAACGATGACAGGATACTACACAATTTTAGACAAACTAAAAGGACACTTTGATGGTGACCCTATCGTGAACACGGTTACTCAAGGTGACATCTTTCAGGTAGACTTGAATAAGCAGACTATCTTTCCATTAACTCATATAATGGTCAACAGTTCAACGCTTACTCCAAACACACAAACATTCAACGTATCTATTCTTGCGATGGATATTGTAGACATTTCCAAAGCTGAGGTAACTGATACATTCCAAGAGAACAACAATGAGTTGGATGTACTAAACACTCAGCACTCTGTTTTAAATCGTGCTTATCAGCAAATGATGCACGGTAATTTATGGGATGATTTGTTTGTGATTGAAGGGCAACCAAACTTAGAACCATTCACTGAAAGATTTGAGAACTATCTTGCAGGATGGACAATGACATTTGATATCACAGTACCAAACGATATGACTATCTGCTAATGGCTTTTAATATTAACCTACCACAAAAACACGCAAGATATAATAACCTTGCTTCATTTCCTCAGAGGGGTGATAGCTCTATTTTGTACGTTGCAATTAATACAGGTAAATTGTACACGTGGACGAATTCATCTTATGTTATTGTAGATAAAAAATATGCTTCATCTTGGGGTTCTATTAGTCAAGCTCCTGAACCAACCGAACCAACTTATTTAGTAGTGGAATGACCAAATCAGAACTTCAAATAGAATTAGAAAAATTCCGTGACCAAGTAATTGAAGAAGCTAAGGAAAACCTGAGACGACTTGGAAAGGATGGGGGGAAACTTATTGATTCAATTGAGGGCAGAGTACAGGCAAACGAAAACTCTTTTGAGATGGAGTTCTCAATGGAAGATTACGGTATCTTTCAGGATAAAGGAGTTTCAGGTAAAAGAAAAAAGTACAACACTGAGTTTACCTACAAAGATAAGATGCCTCCTCCAAGAGCATTTGATAAATGGATTGTAAGAAAAGGAATTGCTCCAAGAAATAAAGGAAAGTTTGCATCAAGGAAATCACTTCAGTTTATGATTGCACGTGGCGTTTATATGAACGGAATTAAACCGAGTTTATTCTTTACTAAACCATTTGAAAAAGCATTTAAGAAATTACCTGATACTTTGGTTGAAGCATTTGGATTAGATGCAGTAAAATTATTTGACGAATCAATATACTTAACACAAAAATAAATGGCAATTTTTGCACGCTCACCTTACATCGTAACAATCAATGAGACTGCTCAGATTGAAACGAAAATTGAAATCTTTCTTTGGAATGGTAACACTACTCCAATGCCTGCTTCACCTGCTTATACATTAAGCAAGAAGATACCTTCATCAAATGCACCTGCAACTTACTATGACATTTCTCCATACATAAAAGAGTACATTGACCACAATCAATTGCAATCAGTTACAACAGGGAATCCTGTAACTCCTGCTGCTCAATGGTGCTGGGTAGGTTTAAAGATTTACAAGAAAGTAAGCACAATCTTTATTCAAGTTGGATTAACTCAGACACGCAGGGCATTCGATGGTTTCGGATATTACACTGATGGATACAATGCTGATTTAGGTTACGTTCATTTATCGCCTGTTGATTCAACATATTATTTGGATGGTTCAGGTAACACAGGACACATTACAATTGAAGGTGCATTTGGTCACTCAATTACATACACAAACTTAAGCACAGGTGCAACTCAGTTCTCTACTTTGAACACGTCAAACGTTAATGATTGGGCAAAGGTATATCCAACATATTTGAATGATGGTAACTTAGTAGAGATATCAAATGGAAGTGGCGTGATTTGGAGTGCGACTTTCAGACCTAAAGAGGAGTGCAAGTACACACCTGTTAGATGTGATTTTGTAAATCGTTTTGGAGCTTGGCAAACTGAATGGTTTTACAAAGCATCAAGCACAGCAATATCAATGGAAAACACGGAGTACAATTTAATGCAATCTACCTATCCGAACTATTCAATACAGGAAGGACAAAGAAAAATGTTCAACACGAACCTTAAACAACAAATCAAGGTGAACACTGACTGGGTAGATGAAACGTTCTCAGAAACGATTAAACAACTAATGGCAAGCGAAAGAATCTTATTAGATAAATCCCCTGTCAAGATAAACACGAAATCAACTGAACTATTCAAAAGCATCAACAACCATATGATAAACTATCAATTGGAATTTGAATACGCTTACGACTTAATTAACTCTGTTGTCTAATGAATAGGAAAGTACAAGTATATATTGAAGGGCAAAGAATCGAACTGTTTAACGATGAGCAGATTCAGGTAAACTCTACTCAGCAGAACATTGCAGATATCTCCAAAACGTACACGGACTTTTCTCAGAGTTTTACCGTACCTGCTTCAGAACTTAATAACCAAATCTTTCAGCACTTTTATCAGACAGATGTAAATGCAACTATTGACCACAACATCAGACGAAATGCATTCATTGAAATTGATTTAACTTTCTTCAGACGTGGAAAGATTCAGATTGAGGGAAGCAAACTAAAGGATGGAAAAGCGGAAAGTTACACGTTAACATTCTATGGTGAAGGCAGAACCTTGTTAGATTACTTTGGGGAAGATTTACTTTCTGATTTAGATTACATACCTTACAATCACGAATACACAGGAACGGAAGTTAAGAATCGCATTGAAGATAACGCTAATACATATGATGTTAAGTATCCTTTAATTACTTCAAATCGTGTATGGACTTATTCAGGTCAAGCACCAACAACAATTTCACCTGCATATTATACTATTCCAACTAACTCTTCACATGACCTTCATCACACATCAGGTCATATGCACTATCAAGAGTTATTTCCTGCATTAAGAGTGCAAAGAATATTTGATGCGATTCAAACAAAATACGGAATTACATTTTCAGGTAACTTCCTAAGCAATGAACGATTTAGTAAATTGTTCCTATGGTACAAAAACAAGAATGAGTTTGTATTCTATTCAGAACCACAACTAATTAATTTTACAAGTCTTTCTACTTCAGGGAATGAAGCAAGTAATTCATTTGATTTAACAAACGATACTCTACACATTCAAGAATTAGCAGGTTTATACAATGGTTCACACGACATCAGTATTAACGTCAATTCAATCTCATCACCAACAGGAGCTACAATAGATGTGTATCAAAATGGAAACTTTATTCAGAGCTTACCTTTTAGTGCAGCAGGTTTATTGACTACTATCTCAATTCCAAATGTTGTAGGTTTAGATTCAATATACCAATTTAAAATTAGAACACACACAGCAGTTACTGTTAGCGTTTCAGTTAGTTACACAATCAGTGCAGTTCTAACAGGATTCTTTGTTCCAATTGCTACTTGTAATGCTACCTGTGCAAATAATGTAATGGTACCTAATATTGATTTATCTGCATTAGCACCATCAATGAAAGTTAGTGATTTCTTTGGAGGTATTTTAAAGATGTTCAATATGACTTGCTACGGAATCACGGAAAACAACTTCCAGGTAGAACCTTTAGATGATTGGTATTCCCAAGGTGCTATTGTTGATATCTCTGAATACACGGACGTAGATACTATTGACATTGATAGAATGAAACTCTATAAAAAGATTTCAATGCAATATCAGCAATCTGACTGTTTTCTAAATAAGCAATTTACTCAGCTCTTCAATCGTAACTATGGAGATACATCATATCAGTACAATTATGATGGTGATGAGTTTACTTTACAAGTTCCTTTTGAGAATCTATTGCAAAACAAATTTACAGGTACCGACTTACAAGTAGGATACTCACTAAACAATGAGTTTGCACCATACATTCCTAAACCTGTTTTATTGTATCAATACGATAACAAAGATGTTTCTTTCCATTTTAATGATGGCAGTTCAACAGGTCTTATTTTAAATTACACGCCATTTGGGCAAGACTTATACACGAACTTAACTGACTACACGTTAAACTTTGCTCCTGACATTTCAACGATGTTAAATGTGCCTGTACAACAAACGTTATTTGGGACTTATTATTTTAGTTATTTGTATAACTTATACAATCTGAAGCAAAGAATTGTGAAGGTAAAAACGATGTTGCCTATTAGCTTGCTTACTGGTTTACAATTAAACGATAGATTAATCATTAGAGATAAAAGATACATCATTAACTCAATGCAATCCAACCTAACAACAGGCGAAGTAAACTTTGAATTAATATTAGACTTCAGACCGATGGTAAATTCTACTTATCAACCATATGTTGGAGTTGATGGAGGTACAATTGCAGTTCCGATTGACTTTGTTAACGGAGCAATCAGTGCAGAGGTAAGCACAACTGTACCTGACATATTAATTGCACCTACAACAATCGATGCTCCTCAGTATGTTGACATCACTTTACCTCCAAATCCTTCAGGAACTGTCTACCCAATTGATGTTACTTACACTTTGAACAACGGAATCACGGAATTAACAAACATTAATATTATACAGAAATGATAAAGAACATAATCTCAATGCTATCAGTGGATGACTTCTACGGAATCTCGGAAAACATAGACATCGCAAAAGGAAAATACGCTTACACTTCCTCATTTAGAAAAATGACAAGACAAGAACGCAGAAAATTAGCACTAAAAAAACGAAACAATGGCTGAAAAAAAGACAATTGAGTTAGACGTACAGAGTAATTTAGGAAGTTTAAGAAGCCAATTAAGAGAAGCACAAGCGGATGTAGCTGCAATGGCTGATAAGTTTGGTGCTACATCAAGAGAAGCAGCAGAGGCTGCAAAGAAAGCAGCAGAATTAAAAGATAAAATTGGGGATGCCAAGAACTTAACTGATGCATTTAATCCAGATGCTAAGTTTGGTGCATTGACTAAATCCTTAGGTGGTGCTATGGATGGATTCCAAGCGGTGCAAGGTGCAATGGGAATGTTTGGTGTTGAATCCGAAGACCTTCAACAAACATTACTAAAGGTTCAATCTGCAATGGCTTTATCTCAGGGGATTCAAGGGGTAATGGAGGCAAAAGATTCCTTTGTTCAATTAGGTTCTGTTGTTAAGGATTCATTCTCACAAATGACAACGGCAGGTAAAGCATTTGCGGTTACAGGTATTGGAGCATTAGTTACTGGAATTGGATTACTTATTGCCAATTGGGATGACTTACAAAAATCAATAGGTGGTGCGAATGAAACTCAGGACACATTCAATGATACATTAGGTGATTATAAAAAAGGTGCTGCGGATGCAATGCAAGCTACATCAAAGGTAGGTGCTGCATTTGAATTAGCAAGGGAGGGAGTTATAAGTAAAGAGGAAGCATTAGAAACATATAATAATACTTTAGGAGATACATTTGGAAGAGCGCAGGATATTGATACTGCGGAAAATCTATATGCTGCAAAAACGGATGCTTATATTAAATCTACTGCATTAAGAGCGCAAGCACAAGCATTATTTGCAAAAGCAGCGGAGGCAGCAGCAAAAGGTACTACTGCTGATTTGGAAGACCAAACAACAACATTTGATAAATTAGCATCAAGTGCTATCTCAAATATTTTTGGCGTTGTTAATGGTTATAATGATTTGCAAAATAGACAAAAGCAAAGAGTAAAAGAAACAAAAGATAATGCTAAACAACAACAGAATGCTTTAAATACTTTAGCTACATCTATGTTAAAGGAGGCAGAGTTGATTGAAAAAAATAACAACTTAAAAGTAGAAAGCACATTAAGGAGTAATTTCAAAAGCAATCAAAGCAATCAAGATACAAGAAACGATGATTTAGAAAATTTAAAAGAATATCAACAAGAAGCGGAGGACTTATTTAAGTCAGAATACGAGATAGCAGTTCGTAATGTAAAAGAAAAATATGATGCTCAGATTGAACTTGCTAAAAAATACAAAGAGGATACTACAACTTTAGAAGCGGCAAGAGCAAAAGAACTAAAAGACTTAGAAGACCATCAGATTGATACTACTCGTTTGGGAATGGAAAAGGTAGCTATGTTACAAGTAACACACCTTGACCATACCAAAGAAATGCAAGAGCAAGAGAAAAAAGGTTTGGTTGGTGTTGCTGAAGTAAAAGAAAGAATTTTTCAAAGGGGTAAACAATTAGACGAAGAAGAAAAGCAAAGGCAAAAAGACAAACTTGATTTAGCTTTAAAATATGCTCAAACGTTTGGTCAAACAATGGGTTCTTTAAATAACCTATTGAATGCACAGGATAGCGAGCGATTAAAAAGCGTAAAAAAAGGAAGCAAGGAAGAGGACGCAATCAAACGCAAGATGTTTGACCGTGATAAAAAACTTCGAATCGTACAGACAATAATTGATACTGCATCAAACGTTGTTAACTCGGTTCGAAATGGTGGAGGTATTCCAACAGGTATTCCATTTGGTATTGCAGCAGGGGCGATGGGAGCATTCCAAGTTGCAGCTATCAATAAAGTAAAATACGATGGAGGAGATAATACTGTACCATCATCTTCAGGAGGTGGTGGCGGAGCAGGAGGAGGTTCTGTTATGTCACCATCATTCAACGTTGTAGGTAATTCTGGCATCAACCAATTAGCACAGTTACAACAACAACCAACTAAGGCATATGTGGTATCAGGTGATGTAACATCTGCTCAGTCATTAGACCGAAACAGAATTGAAAATGCAACATTAGTTAAATAAAACGTTTTTATATTATGAAGTATGGATTTGTTTATTGTTGGACTAATATTATAAACGACAAAAAATATATTGGAAGTCATTACGGAAATATTAATGATTCATATATAGGTTCAGGAGTTTATTTTAAAAGAGCATATTTAAAAAATCCAAATAATTTTAAAAGAGATATTTTATATATAGGTAAAAATTACCAAGATATTGAAAAGTATTTTCTTGTGGAAAATAATGCACAATATAATGATTCATTTTACAATTTAAAAAATGAAAGCATAGGTGGATGGAAACACGTAAATATTGAAAAAAGAGGAATAGCTATTTCCAAAGCTAAAAAGGGAAAATACCCTGAACATTTGAGATATGATAAATTTGGAATTAACAATCCAATGTTTGATAAAAAACATTCTATCGAAACAAAAAATAAAATATCAAAATCAAGAATTGGTAAATCTAATTCAGATAAAAAAGTAATTGAATTAAGTGAAAATAAAATATTTGATTCAGTTACAAAATGTGCTTTACATTATGGCATAACTCAACCAACAATGACTGCATTAATTCGCAATGAAAAAATAAATAGAGGTAAATGCAAAAATAAAATATTTAGTTATGTATAAAATTATTGAGCTTATAATTGACGAGAAAGATTCAATGAGTGGAATTGACGCGGTGTCAGTAGTTCATTCACCTGCCATTGAGGAAAACTTTATTCATCTATCAAAACACGAAGTAGAGTTAAAAGAGATTGACCAAGAGAAACGTATCTTAATGGGTGCAGCTTTGATTCCAAACAAAAACATCTACCGAGTAAACGAAAAGAAAGAAGAATACTACATCTATTTTTCAGAGGACACGGTACGCAAAGCATCAGAGTTATTTTTAATGAACGCAAATCAGAACAATGCTACCTATGAACACGACAAAAAACTGAAAGGAATGTCAGTAGTTGAATCGTGGATTATTGAAGATGAGAAGCACGACAAATCAGTAAAATACGGATTCAGTTTACCAAAAGGAACTTGGATGATTTCAATGAAGGTAAACAACGATGAAGTATGGAAAGACGTTAAGGAAGGTAAAGTAAAAGGATTCTCAATTGAGGGTTACTTTGCTGACAAGTTAGAAATGTCTCAGATGACAGAGGAGGATATCATATTAGAAAAAATTAAACAAATAATATTAGAAGATGGCAAAATTTAAAACACCAAGTTACTCTTCACCCAAAGCAGGAAGCAGAAGAGGATGCCTTTGTGAAGATGGTAAATACTCCAAGAAATGTTGCGATGGAAGTTTACAAGCACAGGGCATAGGTTCGATTACAGGAACTGAAAATGTTACGGTAACAGTCAATGGCGGAACACGAACTATCGTGCGTCAGAACGGATAAAAATACAACAGAAATATAATAGAAACGTTTTATTAAAAAAAAAGAACAATGGGATTAAACGAAGTATTTAAGAAAGTAGCAGGTATTGAAAGCAATGCTACTGAGTTAACATCACACAAAGTAGAGTTAGGGTATTTACAAGATGTTCAAAAGAAAGCTGAAACTCAATTAAAAAAATATTCAGATATTCCAGAGTTATTTAAATATTGGCAATCAGTTTCTCAATGGATTACAAGTAATGAAGGTAAAATATCTAAATTTAAAGGAACTCGTTCTGCATATTTAATGGGTTTAAATGATATTATACCTGAATTAGAAAATAATTTTAATGAAATAGAAAATAAATTGAAATCAGTAGGACTAAATGCGATGGAAAATGCAGAATATAAAAAAGGATATACTGCATTAGTACAATTAAAAAACTTATTAATTGACCTAAAAAAAACAACGGATTTACCCCAATTTAAATAAAAACGAAAAATGAAAAATAGCACAATTAACAAAATCAAAGCACTTCTTGGAATGGAAGTTAGCTTAGAGCAAATCAAATTAGTAGATGGAGTTACCATCTTTGAAGCTGATGCGTTTGAAATGGATGCACCTGTATTCATCGTAACAGAGGACGAACAAAAGATTCCTGTTCCAGTAGGAGAATACGAATTAGAAGATGGACGTATTTTAGTAGTTATTGAAGAAGGAGTAATTGCTGAAATCAAAGAAGAAAAAGAAGAGGAAGAAATGCCTGAAGCACCTGAAGCGGAAGTTGAAGTTGAAGAGGAAGTTCCTGTTGAAGCATCAGAAGTAAAAACTGCTCCTAAGAAAACAGTTGAATCAATTGTTAAAGAAACATTCTTCTCAGAAATCGAAGCACTTAAAAACGAAAATATTGAATTGAAAGCTAAATTGGAATTGCTTTCTAAAGTTAACGAAGTTGCAGTTGAAGCAACCGAACTTTCAGAAGAGCCAA